ATGGTGGGGTGACCATGTTGGTATGGTTTGTGTTTTTTATTGTTTTGTTCATTTTTTTATTGTTTTTATTATTTTTTGTTTATTATTATTTAGTATATTATTATTTTTTTTGAATGTTTTTCATTTGTGTTTTTTTATTGGCATGGTGCGACATGGTGGGGTATGGTGGGGTCACCATGTTATAACACTTGTTATATGTTGAACATTTTTCATTTTTTTCTATTATTATTATATATTTATATATTTTTTAATATAATATAATATAATATAATATAGTTTTGTTCAATTCGTGTGTTTGCGACATGGTGAAAGTGTATGTATACACATATATTTTATAAGAATTTTTACACTTGAAATGCAACCCCATGCGATTTTTCACCATGTTTACCATGTCGGAAAATACCTTCCGACCAAAATCATAATTTTTTCCTTAAATATCATAATTTTGTTCAATTAAATATTAAAAAATAATAAAATTATTGAACAATGTTCAAAAAAAATTTTCTTATCGGCATGGTGAGTTCACCATACTTCCACTATACTATATTAAAAAACACTAAAAAGTAATAATAACTATACTAAAAAGTATTACAAAACCATAAAAAAAGTAATAAAAAATAAGAAAAAAATAATACTCAAGGTAAAAATAATGAAACATCATCATCATAAACCACAACAAACAATGCTTCCTTATTCAAATTAACATTATTAGTAACAACAATATTACTGCCATGTTCAGACCTTGCACTAATTTTCTTCAACAACACTTCATTCGTAATCATACGAACTTGATAAGTAACAATACCAATACCATACTCTCTAACACTAATCATATCATCAAAAATAGGTAACACCAACATATATTTGCCATTATACTTCTTATTTAAACTAATATTATTAGAATGCCATACATTTCTCTTAAAACAATTAGTAGTTACAACAGTTACATATATATCAAGTATATCATCTGACCTAATTACAACACATTCTTTAAAATCATACTCTTTCAACAACAATTCTTTCTTATGATTACTATACTTCAACCATAACAATTGATTCTTGAATGTTAATTTAACAAATTCATCATCATCAGAATCATCTTCTCTGATATGTTCCAAATCATATGATTTGTTCAATGGTATAATATAATATTCTCCACTTGGTTCATCAACCATTATTTTTTTATCAACTATGTTCATTTGTTCAAATTTTTTGCATAATATTTCTGTTTTTAATTCCATGTTATTCAACACCTTTCCATATTTTTATTGTATATTATAATATTACTTTTCATAGTATATAAATATTTCTATTAATATATGTAGGTATGTATGTATGTCTATAAGGAAATATAGATAACTTTATATACTATGAGGTTCATATAAGTAATTAAGTAAAGAATTTGAAGGTGGAAATTTAAAATTATGAATCACAATTGGTATATTAATAAGATAATCATAGATTCTCGTGAAAAAAATAGGGGTCATAATGCATACAATCATTATATGCGAAATTATGATACTTATATTGAACAATTGAACTATGGTGATTACTTATTTGAAACTAATGATAGTAAAATAATAGTATTTGAATATAAAACTTGTGAAGATTTCATTTCAAGCATGGAAAACAGAACATTGTTTTATGAATTAAGTAATCAAAGCATTCATCATGAATACAGTTACCTAATTGTTGAGGGCGATTTTGAAGAAACCTTTAAAAATCTTTACTTTAAAGTACCACATTACAGATATAAATACAAAACTATTACTTTATTAAAGAATAGGTTGAGAAGTCAAGTAAATGGTGCTTTCGATAGAATATACTCAATGTATATTCCCATTGTGTTTGTTGAAAATGAGAAAGAAGCATTTGAAAAAATGTTGAAAATCACATCAAAAGTATCAGATGCAAAAAAATATGGTGGAATTGTTAGACCAGTACCTAAAAAAGTGTTTAAAGAGAATCCCACTGCTCTATTCTTAACCACTCTTGATGGTATTGGTGAGAAAAAAGCAAAAAACATCACTAATGAGTTAGATATTAATTGTCTTGATGATTTATGTGAAAAAAAACCATCAGATTTTTTATCTGTTAAGAGAATAACTAATAGGAATGTTCGTGAAATATGGAAAAGAGTTCATAATGAAGATTTAGATATTTAATGGTTAAAAGATACTAACTGCAATTTAAAATACTGGAAAAAAATATGTAAAAATGGTCAATCATTAATTAAAGTATCTTGGTAAATCATTAGTCTTTGTATTTAAGTTTAAAGATGCAAACTGCAAATAAAAATCAGTGTTAAAACTATGCTCTTCTGTAAAATGCATCTTGTAAAAAACATTTTAATGCTTTATTTAAAGAGTCTTCGAATTTAAAGACATATAGGAAAAAGGGTTTAGGTTAAATGATGAGTAGAAGAATATGAGAAAATAGAGTTACATTTAGAGTTGTTATATTTAGAGTCATGGGTTTAAACTGAAAAAAAGGAGTGATGTAATTCTTTTTTTTCTTACTTAAAATTCTACTCTGATTTTAATTTAAAAAAAATGAAATTAATTTTCATTATTTAATATTGTTATAAATGCATGATTTATGGGGAAAAGTCTTATGTTAAATTTAATTAAAAACGAATTAGAAAAGCAAAAAAATACTTCAATTACTGAAAATGGTGCTATTGGTTATAAATCCACAAACTCTGCATTAGTGGATATTAACTATCAAGTAAGTAGTCTTCGTAATAGTAGTGAAGAAGAAATCATAAAGTTATTTGATAATTGCTTCCATGAAAATAATGAATATGCTTTAAAATGGTTATTTTTTGCAAGAGATGTTCGTGGTGGATTAGGTGAAAGAAGACTTTTCCGCATATGTTATAAAAGATTATTAGAATTAAATAAAGATTTATTCATATTGAATTTGAAGAACATTAGTGAATATGGTAGATGGGATGATTTAATCTCATTACTGGGTATTAGTAAACTTACTGATGTTATTATAATTAATATTGTTAAAAATCAATTAAATAGTGATATTAGTGCTAAATTATTAAATGAACCTATTTCTTTACTTGCTAAATGGTTACCAAGTGAAAATGCAAGTAGTAAAAAAACAAAGGAAATGGGTAAATTTGTTAGAAAATCTTTAGGTTTAAGTTCAAGAAAATATCGTGTATTATTATCTGAACTTCGTAATTATCTCAATGTTGTGGAAGTGAAAATGTGTGCTAATGAATGGAATGATATTGATTATGATAAAGTTCCATCATTAGCAAATCTTAAATATTCCAATGCATTTCTTAAACATGATAAGGATAGAAGATTATCTTATTTAGATTCTGTTAGGTGTGGTAAATCTAAAATGAATATGGGTGTTGCTACACCAGTTGATATTGTTTCTAAATATAATACTTCTTATTATCATGTTTCTGATTTCGATGATAGTTTAGAATTAGCATGGAAAAATCTTAAAGATATATCTGTTCAAGATACATTAGTTGTTGCAGATGGTAGTGGTAGTATGACTCTTCCAGTTAGTCATAATATTACTGCTCTTGATGTTGCTAATGCATTAGCCATTTATACTTCTGAACATAATAATGGAATATATAAAGATAAGTATATTACATTTTCAAATACTCCACAATTTGTTGATTTAAGTAATGATGAAAGTTTGAGAGATAAATTAATAACCAGTAGAGAACATTCAGAAATATCTAATACTAATATTGAAGCAGTTTTTAGATTGATTTTGAATGTTGCAGTGAAATATAATATTTCTGAAGATGAAATGATTAAGAATATTCTTATTATTTCTGATATGGAATTTGATGAAGCACAAAGAAGTTGGGAATCTAATGAAGTATTATCTGAACCATTATTTAATATGATTAAAAAAGATTATGCAGATAATGGTTATAAATTACCTAAATTAATCTTTTGGAATGTTAATTCTCGTACTAAAACTATTCCTTTAATTGAGAATGAGTTAGGTGTAGTGTTAGTTTCCGGTTTCAGTCAAAATGTATTGAAAATGGTTATGAGTAATAAATTAAATCCTTATGATGTATTAATTGAAACAATAACATCAGAAAGGTATGATAAAATTATTGTGTGATTACTATGAATAATAGAGATAAAGATAAGTTAAAAGTATTAGTGAAAATGATATTGATTCAAAATAGTCCTAAAAAATTTTCTTCTAATCAATTAGCAAAATATATTAATAAATATGATTGGGGTTTTAGTGAATCTATTTCAAGTGCTAAAATAGGAAAATTATTAGGATATGAATTGAATAAGAAAAATTATCATTTCCTTAAGAATATAATAATGTCAAAACAAAGGGGTGTTCTTGTTTATTATATTCCATCTGTGAATGATAAATAAGAAAAGAATAGTGTTTTCTATATATTTTCAATATATTCTGTCATATCTTTGTTTATCTATGTTGTTTTTAGTGTATTTTTCTTCTTTCCTTTTTTGTTAATTTTAGGGGAAGAAGAAATGGTCTGATGTTTCCCCAAAGGATGTTCACAACACCTTTTCAGACTGTAAACTAATATTTAGAATATAGTTTGGGTCATTGGTATGTAGTTAAAATAGGGTTCGATTCCTTATTCCCAACATCTCACATTAAATATGTGAAAAAATAAATAATTTGGGTGAATTTAAAATGGATAAAAATAGTATAATGATAATCTTAAAAGATTATTTAGAAGAAGATGATGACAATTGTGCGATTTTACATTTTAATGATGGGTCAGAACTATTAATTTATAATGTACCTACTTTTTTTAATCTCATCATGTCTGTTAAAGTGTATCGTGAATTTGGTGAAGATAAAATTGAGGAGAAAATACATATTCCTTATTCATCTATTATATATATTACTACTTCTAATCGTAATAATTTAAAAATTGCTTATTATTATCAGTATAATATTATGCAAGAAGAATAAAGAATTATTTTTTTTGGAAAATAAAAAATGAAAGTTAAAAGATTTACATATAATTCATTCACTGGTTATATTTATGATAATTTAACTGGTAAATATTATCGTAATTTATCAGATATTGAAAAATTATTAAATAAGGAATCAGATAAAGCAGATAAAATTGCAGAAATGTATTATGATTTGAAATATGGGGAAAAATGAGTTTTATTAAGGCAATTGCAAAATATTGTGTATGTATTATGATAGTAGAATGTAGTATTTTATTAGGAATTTATATTGTTATTGTTTTTTTACAATATATGAATGGGAGTTTAGTTTAAAATGAAAAATAAGAATGAACCGGAGTATTATTCAAAAAATGGTTTGAGTCCTCTTGAAGCATTTGAAGGTGGTTTGTTAAGTAAAGATGAGTATATTGGTTTTTGTAAAGGTAATGTTATTAAGTATACTGTTCGTGCGGGTCATAAAGATGATGCAAGTATAGATATTGATAAAGCAATTGATTATTTGTTGCATTTGAGATATATGTTAAATTCATTAAGTGTTGATGAAGAAATTAAGGAGAGTTAAATTAATGATAATTGAAAGAAGTGAAGAAGAATATATGGAAGAAATGAGGAATTTGTATAAAGATGAAGTTAAACCATTGTTGGATAAAGGATATAGTTTGACAAGAGCATTTCATACTATTGGTGTTGCTACTGGTAAAAGTGCAAGGAAGTCAAAAGAATTAAGGAAATTAGCACTTGCAGATGGTTATCAAATGAGGAAAAATTAATAATTTTTTTTTTAGAGGATTAAATTATTATGAATTGTGAATATTGTGAGAATTATTTGAAGGAATTAGATAGATGTAAATTTTGTCATTTTGAAGTTTGTGATGAATATAAATATGTTACAAATGATGACTGGGATATATTTAAATTAGATGAAGAATATGGTTGGTCATTCAATCAAATTGAAAATAGATTACATTGGAAAGGTATTAATTGTGATAGTGTAGATATATGGTTTGATGATAATTTAGCAGTCATTTATGGTTGTGATTCAAATAGTAGTGTTATTGCAAGAATTTTAAATATTAATGAAGATGTAATTTATCGTGATAATTCTAATTTAATATTAAATTTATATCAAGAAAAATGTTTAAGAAAAGGAGTTTTATTAAAATGAGTTATGATTCTATTAGTATTATAATATTAATTATCATTATTCTTGGTATTTTATATTGGATACATAATTTGTATAATTAAAGAGGAGAATATAATGTTTTTTTCATCAAATAAAAAAAATGAAGTTGTTTTACCTAATGATAGAGTATTCATATTTTGTTTTAAAAAGAAACAAATAATCCTTGATGAAAATTGTGATTATTATGAATATAATAAAAAATGCGATGAAATAGATGATGTTTTCAATAGAACACATCATAAACATACAATGAGTGGAGCATCATATGTTGGTGACTCTTTATCATTACTTAATGAATGTGATTATTGTTTACAAGACCATAATAATACTAAATATAGATTATCTGATGAAGCAGTGAAATGTATGAATGAAGATAAAAGAAGTAAATGGTGGTTTTAAATGAGTAAGAGATTTAGAAAAACATTAATCCAAGATTGTGTTATTTTTATAGGATTAATAATAGTAATATGTAGTATACCATTTTGTATAATTTCATATAATTGGAGTCAAAGTATTGGTTTTATATTATGTTCTGTTGGATTTATTTTCGTATCTGCCAGTATAGTGCATAAAATAATTTTTGGAGATACAGATTATGACTGAAAATAAACGATTTACAATGGATTGGTATTGTTGTAAGTTTATGTGTTTCAAGGAAAATCGTATTTATTGTGAATTAAAAGAGGATTGGTGCAGAGCAAGAGATTGTAAGGAGCAGATGATTGAATGACTGAAAAAGATATGAGTGTTAGAGAGTTATATGAAGCATTAGAACCATTACTTGATGAGTATGGGGATTTAGAAGTAAGAGTGGGTTATGATAGTGGACTTGTTGCAACTGGAATCAAAAAAAGAATTCCTCAACTTATGCTTCAACCAATGAAGAGTTATAGTTATATATTATTTGAGGGGTACTAATGTCTGAAAAACGATTTCTTTATACTGGTGGTAGGATATGGGATAAAGAGAATGATTGTAAAGGATTATCTCCAAGAGAAATACATAATCTATTGAATAAGTTAAACGATGAAAATCAAGCATTATTAAAATTGCAAAAAGAAAACAGTGAAATTAAACAATTAATCCATACAATGCTTGTTCAGATAGATATAGAGAAGATTAATACTAAAAATGCAAGATATTCGGCAAGAATTATTTTCACACTTGAAGAATTTAAAAAAATGCGACAAATTTGGAAAGGTGATTTTGAATGACTGAAATTATAATGTATAATTCATTAGACTTTGTAATACTATTGGTTGAATTATTGATATGTACAATTGTTTTTGCGATTGTGAAAGGTTGGTATGATAATAAAAAGTGGGAGAAACACATTTATAATGTTTTAGAGGAATATCGTGCAAAATATGGTGTTGATGAAGGTTGTGAAATGTTAATGTATAAAAAGGAGAATGAGAATGACTAAAAATAAACGATTTACAACCAATAATGGTGTATTTTATACTGATAATGAAACTGGTTGGGAGTTTCAATCATATGGAGAAGTTGTTAATTTATTAAATAAATTAAATGATGAAAACAATACATTCAGAGAAGCATTAAAAGAATTAAAAGAAATCGGTGATTATCAAGCAATGAGAATAAAAGAATTAGATGATATGAATAGTTTGATAGAAGATGAGATTGATAAGAAAATAGCAGTATTAACAGATGCCCAAATAAAATCCATTCAAAATGAAGATGAAGAATTATTTGGGAAAATCAAGTTTAGCATACAAGTTTTAAGAGAGTTAAAAGAGGTGATTTTGAATGACTGAAAAATTGTCTTTTGTTTATGATGGAAACGATGAAGCATTAATTTTAGAAAATGGGAAAGATATTGGTGTTGCAAGAGGAAAAAGATTATTACAAATCATTGAATTAATCAATACTGCTTGTAGTAAGTATAATATTGATTTTGAATGTTTAGAGGAATGTTTAGATGATTTTGATGATTTTATGGAGGGAGAATATAATCATGGAATAGGAGGATATACAAAAGAGGAGTTGTCTGAATGACTGAAAATAAACGATTTGGAATGATTAAATCAGAAATTAGTGGATTATATGTTCCAATTGATGAGCAGAAATCATATAATTTCTTTGGTCTTGAAGATGAGTATGATTGTATGAGAATTGTAGATGCTTTGAATAATCTCTATGATATGAAAGTAGAGAATGGGAAGATTGCAAGTGCTTATTTAAAAGAGAATGAGCAGTTAAAACAAGAATTGAAAAGATGCAGAAATTGGTTAAACTCTGATAAAAATGATTATGAATTGACATTAGCATTTATTAAAAACAAAGGATATTCATTAAAAGATGTTCTTGAGTATGAAAAGGAGTTGAAGAGTGAATGACTGAAAAACAATTACGATTTGGGAAATTTAGACAAAATATGTGTGATTTATTGTGGGAGTATAATTGTTATGATGGTTCATTAGCAGATGATGTGACTGCAAAGATAATTTTTAGACAAGCACATAATATTTGCAATGAACTTGTTAAGAGATATGACATCAAAGAAAAGGCGATTTAATGACTGAAAAACGAGTTGAATGTAATGATTTTGGATTAAAATGTTTGAAATGTATCTATTGGAACAGATATTCAAATTATTGTACAAAATTTAGAATATGGAGTAAAACAAATGACTGAAAAAAGATTTCAATATAATGTGAATAAGAACACTATTGAAGAAAATGAGAAATTTGTAGCATATTTGAATAGTGTCGATGGTGTAAGGATTGCAAATAAGTTAAATGCACTGCAAGAAGAGAATGAGCAGTTAAAAAAACAAAATATGAGATTACATAGTCATTTGCATAAAATAAATCAAATTGCAAGAGGTTATTAGGAATGACTGAAAATAAACGATTTACAACAAGAAACATTATCAATAGTAGTTATTGTGTATGGGATAATGATGGCAAAGAATATGGGAATGATGAAGTTGTTGAACTCTTGAATGAATTACACAATAAATATATCGATGAATATACTCTTCGTGAAACACTACAATTGGAATTGCAGAGAGTAGAAGAAGAGAATAAAGAATTAAAAAAACAAGTTAATGATTTACAACTTAATAAATCAATTGGACAACGAGAATATCAAAGGAGATTATCTGAATGACTGAAAAACGATTTGAATTTTTTAAAGATGGAGATAAAATTTATTGTAGAGATGTATTGGATGATTTTAATTATCCGATGTATGATGAGTCTACTGCAAAAGACATCGTAAATTTTATGAACTTTTTATATGATGAGAAAAATGAAGTGAGCAGAAATTTTTATAGGTTTTATAAAAATGATTATTGTAATTTGGAAGAGGAGAATGAGCAGTTAAAAGATGCTCTCAATCAAAGAACAGACCAATGTGATAAGTATTATAAAAAGAATAAGCAGTTAAAAAAAGGCATGGTTGAAGTTGTAGATAGATATATCAAAAATGTTGAATGCAATCCACCATCATCTGCACGAACTTATATGAAAATAAAAAGAGCATTAGATAACATTCGAGAAGATTTAAGAAGTTTAATAGAGGATTTTGAATGACTGAAAATAAACGATATTTTGATGGTTCTCTTGCTAAATGGTATTACAGTAGAGATTATAATGGAATGATGGTTATTTCCAATGGAGTTGATGAATTTGCTCTTAATAGCAAAAAACCATGTAAAGATATTAATAGTAAAGAGTTGAATGGTACTAATCAATTACTTGATGAATTAAATAAATTAGAAGATAAGATTATAATTTTAGAAAACGAAAACAAGGAACTCCAAGAAAAGAATGAGCAGTTAAAATTTGATAAACAACAATTGCATAGGGCAATGAGTAGAAAAGAGGTTAGGTATAAACAGTTTAAGGATAAAGTATTTGATTTGATTGATGAGAAAATCAAAGAACTCTCAACAACAACTAAATATGGAGATATACACGAAGATTTACGAATATTCGCACAACAAGTATTATATGATTTGAAAAAGGAGTTGCTTGATAAATGACATTTGCCAATAGTTATTTTCAAAAATGTCATCAATTGATGAATGAGAATAGTAAATTAAGAAGAAGAATAATGCAATTAGAATTAGAAATAAGGGATTTAAAAAAGGAAAATGAATTATTAAAACAAGACCTTGAACATTGTGCTAATCAATTTAAAGATGGTAAGAATGTATTATTGGGATTAAAGTGATTAAAATGACTGACAAACGATTGAAGAATTTTAGTGTGGAAAATAGTGATAGGATAAGTGCTTTTTGTGTTACAAATGGAGATTATAGTGTAGTTTTAAAAAGGGAAAATGAGGCATTTATGGTTTGTAATATGTTAAATAGGAGAGTAAGTGATTTGAATGACTGAAAAAGGATTTTTTACTTGGACAAAGCATATGTGTATTATTTATGTGAATACTGGAAAAAAACATACAAGGGAAGAAATAATTAAACAGATGATGTGTCAAGAACTATTAATAAGTGATGAAGAAGCATTTTTAAGACATTTGGTAAGGAAGTGGGGAGAGTGACTGAAAAACGATTTGAACTACAAATTAATGAAAATGGGCAAGGAGATATTATTGATTGGGTTGAAAGCAAAGAAAAAAATGCAATCTGCATATACAATGACTTGGGAGTATTACCTTACTCATCTGCAAAAGCATTATGTGAATTGTTAAATCAATTATATGATGAGAATGAGCAGTTAAAGAAAGTATTAGGTTCAATATTAATAGAAGTGAGCCGAGAAATTTCTAATACAAATTATGTTGGTGAAATCAAAGTATTCATTAATCCAAATAGTTTTGAATTGATTAGTGAAGTATTAAATAAATATGGGGCATTAAAGGATTGGTATGAATGATTGAAAAACGATTTGATGTAATTCATAGTCCAGTAACTGGATTATTTGTAGTTACTGATGATGAACATAAGGAAGTGTTTGAGGGCATTAAGAGTTATGGGAATGCTTGTCGGTTTGCTAACTTATTGAATACTCTCCACGAAGAAAATATGAATAATAGAGCAAAAATTACACGATTTAAACTAATAGTGTCAGATATTGTTGATGATTTGGAGAAACAAGCAAAGAGTGAAGAGCCAATAGTAATCTCAATGGATTATGTGCAGTGGATTAAATCTGAATTGGATTTAAAATTAAATGGTTTGAAAAGGTGATATGGAATGATGTTACAAATAGGAGATGATGGTGTAGTTTCTTCTGTTGATGAAGAAAATTTAATATATGTCGATAAAAATGAGTTAGAACAATTTATTGAGAGTTATCGAAAATTAGAAGAAGAGAATGAGCAGTTAAAAAGAAAAAATCAACGATTAGAAAAACAGAAAAATGTATTGATTGATTATATGGATAATTGGTGTCCGAAACGATTTTATGATGGGATTATCAAACGAATGGAGGAGGTTGAATGACTGAAAATAAACGATTTGAACTTGCTTATGAGCATGATAATTGGTGGGCAGTTCGTGATGGTGATATAACATTATGGAAAGAAGAAGTTGTTGATTTATTGAATGAACTTGCAGATGAAAATGAGCAGTTAAAACAACAAGTTGAGGATTTAGAATTTGCTCTCCGAACTGAATTAGCACATCAAAGAGTTGAAAAGAAAGGAGAAGGTTTTTCAGATACTGTGTATGATTTTCAAAAAAAGTTAGAGATGTGGTAGAATGATTGAACAACGATTTCGAGTAACAATAGGCAATGAGAATGATGTACGATTAGTAGATTATAGTGATAATAAACAATTGATAAACATCTCTTTCAAAGATTATAAAGATGCAGTAGATTGTCGAGATGCTTTACTATATCAATGTAATATGATGAATGAGTTAAACAATGAAAATACTCAATTATTAATCGATAATAAAGAGTTGAAATGCACAAATATTACACTCTTTCAAGAAAACAAGGAACTCAAAAATGAAATTACTCTATTGGATATGGAATTAACAGATAAAGAAAAAGCATTTGAGAAACTACACAATATGTATGTCGAAGCAATTAAAGAAAACAAGGAACTTAAATCTAAAATTAAACAGTTAGAAACAGAAAATAAAGCACAATCTGATGCTATAGATGGATTACAAGGATTTATAACACATTTCGATTTAGAAGAATTAGATTTTTAACTTGGGAGGATTTTGAATGACTGAAAAAAGATTTGAAAATAGATTAAATAAAAATAATATTAAATTTAATACATTAAATCCAGTTTGGGATAATCTGAAAGAAGATGCTTTGAATGTTTTTGAAATGATTGAAGTATTAAATAAATTATCAGATGAAAATAATAATTTAAAAAAAGATAATGAAAAACTTAAACAAAAACAAGATTGGTTGATTGAGAGATTATGTGAAATAATTAATTATTTACAAGAATTAGGATATGAAGTTGGATTAGAAGATGAAAATGATAATTATTATGATTTAACAAATTAAAATGGGGTTTTTAATGTGGTAAAAAGTTCAGTTGGGTATGATAGATTTGTCATAAGTGAAATGTGTCCAATATCTGTTGTAGATATGGATAATGGTGAAAGTTATCCATTAGCAGATGGAATAGGTTTTGTTGAAGAAATGTGTAAGTTATTAAATGAATTCAATGAAGAAATTTTTGAATTAAAGCAAATACTTTCTGAAAATACTGATGTTGAAAATATTTTAATATTAAATAATCGTAAAAGATGGGTTGATGATATTAAAAATTATATAAATGAATGTGATGATTGGAATATAATTCAATTTTGTTTATCTTATACTTTACAATCTTTGAAAAATGGTGAAGATATGGATAGGTTTAAATGGATTTAAAAGAAAAATGTAGGAGAAAAAAAGTAATGACAATTATGTATCGTGTTTTCGATTTTGATAGAAAAAAGAATATTGGATGGTTTCATGATTTAAAAACTGCGAATGAATTTAAGGATAATGTAAAATTTGATGGAAATATTATAATTGATGAAATGGAAGTTAGTTTAAAGGGATATATTGTTAAACATAGAAATTTATAAAATATTTTTTTGTAAGTTTGATGTTTTTATGAATAAAAGAATTGTTAAAAATTGAAACAAAAAGTTTTGAGTGAAAGTTAAATTTTAGGAAAATATAAGAAAATGATAGATGTTGATGAAGCAATAAAATATTTTAATAATTGTAAATCTAAATATTTAAGAAGATTTTCAGAAGAAACTCCGAAAGGTAATTTAATTAAAGGGTGGATTTGTACAAAACCGAATAAGTATCTTGGGTCTTTATTAATTGATGAGTTGAATAATGAAAGACATATTCAATTTATTCAATCCATGCCTAAAATTAATTATTTTAATAATGAAGGAGATATATGTCTTGACAATAAATGTACATTTGAAGTTTTCAATGCAATATGTTATGAAAAATTAGATGGAACTTGTTTAATATTATATCCAATACTTGATAAAAATGGACATATTATTGAAATAGTGCCAAAAACAAGAGGTAGAGCAGTTGCAGATAAACATTTTCAATCATTATATGATAAAATAGATAAATCTAACATAATTAGATATTTCAGTAAATATACAAATGTTTTATTCTTTGAAATGTATGGTATATTAAATCAACATGAAATAATAAATTATGATACTGGTATAGATTTAGTGTTAATTGGGTGTTGGAACGAAGACCATTTCTGTAAACCATTTGAATTATGGAAAATATCTCTTGAATGTGGATTTAAACAACCGGATGAAATGTTTAGAATTGAAAGATATAGAATTAAAATTACTTCTCAAAAATATCGATGGTATTTTAATAATATTCAATTAGAAGATAAAGAAGCACCAACAGTTATTGATGCAGTGGATAAAGTGCAAAATTTTTTAGAATATCTGAATAAGAAATATTATTCTGAAAATGGAAGATTAGCAACAGAAGGAGTTGTTGTTAATTGTACAAATCATAAAGGTAATCAAAAATATATTAAAATTAAACCAAGAGATATTGAGAATAAACACCGAAGTGAAAATGGAATACCTCGTTCAAAAATCGTTAAAGAAGTATTAAAATACTTTGATGAATATGGTTCAGAAATAGAAGAAATATATCAAAATGATGAAAATCATCATACAGAATATTTATATCGTATGTTAAGCGAAGAATATTCGGAGGAAATAATACAAAAATCAAGTAAAAAAATAGAAAAAATATTTATGCAAATATGGGATTCTAAACAAATACCTAAATCATTTCATATTATTGCAGAAGAATTATTCAATAAATATCATGATAAAGGTATAACTCATTGTATGAGAATGTTTAGTCAAGAATATCCTATGAAGAAAAAAGATGCAAGTACAATTTATAATGTACTTGAAAAATTGTTTATTAAAAATAATGTAAGGAAATAATTAATGTTATGAGTTTTAGAAATTTGTTTGAAGGAATTGGATTGTTAGTAGTAGGATTTGGAAGTATTGTATGGTATATTATTAAATTAATATCATGTATAATGGTATCATATTTTATAATTAATATGATTAATTTAAGATTAGGATTAGGTTTGACTAATTGGTATTGGTGGGCAACAATAGTAGTGATATTTTCAATAATTTCAAAAATAGTTTTCTTAAATAATTATAGTGCTAATACTAAATATGGTGAATTAGTAAATAATTATGAAGAAAAATGTAAAGAAGAACAAGAATTAGATTATATAGGAGAATAAGATGATTTATTTTTCATCTTATTTTATATTATGAAATGTGCTAATTGTATATTTTATGAAAATGATATTTGTTATAGAAAAGGAATAAGGGTTCTTTTCAATAATAACATTTGTAAAGATTTTGTATGTAATAATATTAATAATAACGAAATACAAGAGGAATCGTAAATGAATAGTATTGAAAAACAATGGAGATTATTTTTAAAAGAAATTATTACAAATGGGAATGAACATGAAAAAGATGATGAAGATATAATTTATGAATCTATGATAAATCATTGTTTTATACCTAATGTATTAAATAAATTTGGTAATCAACCTATTACAATTAAAATGTTTTTAGATTGGACAAAAGAAGGAATGTTTGATATAAAAGGGTATCCAATGAAAAGTATTGCATTATATGATTATGTTAGTTCATTAGATGATGAAGAAATCCAAAAAAATATTAATTTAACTACTGGTGAAGAAAAATTTACTTACACTTATCCTAATAGAATTTTCTATATGACTGATAGAGATTCAGATTTTAGAGTTAATCAATTTAATTTAATGATAAATAGATTATATAAGTCTATGGGTAGTAATCGTGCAGTAGCAAATATTTATTCTGCACCAAGAGATTGTGATATGGAAGATATTCCATGTTTGCAATTATTACAATCAACTATTCGTAATAATGAATTAATTTTACATTGTTTCTTCAGAAGTAATGATTGTTTTGGAGCATTTCCATCAAATATGTATTTATTAACTTATATAGGATTAAAATTAGAAGATTGTTTGAAAAGAAAATATCCAAATATTAAATTTAAAGGCATTTCATATAATTCCAGTTCATTGCATATTTATAAACATGATTTACCACAAGCAGAAAAAGTAATTGGAATAAAAAGGCAAAAATAATTAAAATAAAATATAAATAGGTTTAAATAACATTTGTATAAATACATAAAAAATAGAATTAAACAAAATTATAAAGGATGATAAAAATGAGTATTCATTTAACAGTAAAAGATAGAAAAAGAAATACAGATTATTTATTTGTTGAAGATGTCAGTGTAGATTGCTATGAAAGTGCATTATTTAGACTAACTTTCAAATATGATACTTTAAAAAGAGATGAAGTTGCAGTAATTAAAGAACAATTACAGAAAATGTGTGAAAATTTATTAGAAATATTAAATGGTTCAGATGAATCTTCATTACATAGTGGTTCTCACGAAGACAGAATTAAATCATTAGAAGAAGAAATTGCAACATTAACAAATGATATTAATATGCAATCCAAAAAACATGGTATCCTAAAAATTACTCCAATCACTGATACAGTTGATTTCAACAAAGAAGGAACAATGATTAAATTCACAAATGCAGATAATGGAGTATATACTACAAGTATCTTAAAAAATAATACAGAAACTGAAATTGTATTACCTATAGGAGAATATACTGTTAATCTTGTGAATTCATTAAATGATATGGTGGATAGTGTATTTGAAGAACTATGGGAAAATGCAACAAGTGAAGATTCTAATTATACTATGAAATATACAGTTGTTGAAGATACAATTGAATTGGAAACTAAAATTAAGTATGAAGATGGAGAATAAAAAGTAGTATATTATGAAATTTGATGATGCAAAAGAAAAATTAAGTACAATTCATAAATTACATACTGCAAGAGATGTAGATGGTGAAACAATATTTTATAAAAAACCATATTCTGCAAAAAAAATTATTATAATTACTGATTCAGAAGAGATTTTTGAATTAGATAAAGTAGAATATATGAGTTTAAGTGATTGTGGATTATTAATACAATACAAACCAGTTAATATGTCTAAAATGTATCCATTTGCATTAAATATAATTAATGATATTATAGTAGTGTCAAAAGATTAATTAAAAAATCAGATAAGGAAAAAAATAGAGTATATAATGAAGCATAATATTAGATTAAAAAGAAATAAATTATATATCTTTCCTTTATCTGATTTACATTTAGGAAGTCCTAATTGTGATTTAGATTATTTTTATTATTGGGAAGATATATTTAATAATACAAGAACAAAGCATAAAATTATCTATTTATTAGGTGATTTAATTGATATGCAAAGTTTACGAATAGGTGCATGGGAACAAGAAATCGATGCCGATGAACAAATATATGAATTAGTTGATTTACTGAAACCATATTCTAAATATATAAATTATATGACTACTGGTAATCATGAAAAAAGAGTTAAGAAAGATTATAATTTAGATGTAAGTAAATTTATGAGTGAATTATTAGGTGTACCATATGATAAATCTGATTTTTTTGATAAATTATTAATTAATAATAAAGAATTTGTAGTATATGGTAAACATGGAACAAAATTTTCACAAAGATTAGAACTTGCAGAAGGTGGAATGATAAGAGATACCAGTAATATCATGGCAGATTTATTAATGCAAGGCCATAATCATTATTGTAGTTTTTTTTCAAGACCTATAAGAAAACAAAATGGAGTTAAAAGAAAATATTATGGTTTTACTGGTCATTTTTTAGAATATAAAAATTCATATGCTCATGAAAAGAATATGAATCATGTTCCTCAATCATTTTTAAGATTTAATATTGATAGGAATTTAATTGTGAGATGCGATGAATATCATAAAGATGAATGTTTAATTTAAAATTTTTGGAGATTATTATGAATTAAAATGTATTATGAAGATATATCAATTTTATTAGATAAATATTCAACAAAACAATCCGGTGAGAAATGGAGTCCAAGAACTGAAAAAAGGAAAGATAAAATAATTGAAAGAAACAGAAAATTAGAATTATTTGAAGGAATTAATAGTGAGTATTTTAGATTAAAAGGAAGTCAAATTGATAGGGCGAAATATTTAATTAGTCACTTAAAATTTAAAGAAATTTGTGGAAGATGCTCTTCAGAACAAATAATTGTGTTGATTTGTTATTTTGTAAAATGTGAATATGATAAGTATTATACAAGAAAAAATTGCATAAGTGTTTTTAAAGATTATAACATAACTGATAATCTTCTTGATAGATTTATGTTATATTTAGCAAGGTATGGGATAAATAACACAATTTTGGATAAAAAGTTCCTTTATAATACACCATTATATAATAAGAGAGAATAAAAAAGAAATGTTTTGGAAGAATTGGAAAACAGTAAGTAATAGATATGAATATCATACTGAAAGTGAAAATCCAATATTAAAAAAAGATACTCATCATGCAGAAATAATTGATATTACAGATGGTTTAGTTGTTGAAGAAAGAACACTAATCATGCCGGATTATAAATTGGAAAATCACGAAATATTAAGACAAGATGATGTATGGTGTGCATTTGGAATATCTAAAATATAATTGTGAAAGGTATACTGGTATGAATGAACATGGAATATGTCTGCATGAAGAACAATTTTTAGGTCAATCAAGAGCAATTGAGAGATTAGAAGCAGAAATAACATATAAAAAGGAAAAACTTGATGACTTGAAAGAAGATAATCGTAGAATGGAAGAAAAAATAGATGAAATTAAAGAATGTGTGAATGAACTAATTATTAAATCAAAAACAGATGATGATAGATTAGAAAAAAGATTTACATCTATTGAAAAAGATTTAGATAGGCGATTAACTGCTATTGAAACAAGACAAGAAGTTTTGGAAAAACAAGATGAGAAAAATCGTTCAGATACTAATCTGAAATTAGCAATAATTACAGTAATATTCGGTGCAATAACAACAATAATAGCAATAATAAGTTTTTATCTTTCTTCAAAAGGATTAATTTAAAGGGTTGTTAATAATATGGTGGATATAGATATAGAAAAAATAGATATAAACTCATTAGTACCGGCAGATTATAATCCAAGAAAAATAAGTGATAAAGATTATAATAATTTAAAGAACAGTATTGATGAATTTGGTATTGTAGACCCAATCATTGTTAATTTAAAAAATAATACAATTATTAGTGGTCATCAAAGATTTGATGTATTGTTTTATGAACAAAATGTTTCCGAATTATATTTAATTAAACTTGGAGATATTGGATGGGTTTTCACTGAAACAGATTTGAAAGTCAAAGATAAAAATCATGAAAAAACATTAAATTTAGCATTGAATCGTATTCATGGAGAATTTGATGAAGATTTATTAAATGAAGTTCTTTTAGAATTAGAAGAAGTGAATTTAGACCACTTAACTGGTTTTGATTTAGAGTTAGATGATATTGATTATGATTTCATTTCAAGAATGGATGAATATGATGATGAAGAAGAAATAGAGGAATATGAAAATGAAATTATAGAAGATGTTCTTGATGAAGAAGAACCTATTGAAGAAGAACCTATAGAAAAAATTACTCCTACTGAAAAAAAAGAAAAAAAAGAAAGAATTCGTAGAGGATTTATCAAATATGGTGATATTTATAAAATAGGTGATTCATCTTATTTGATGTTTGGACAAGATTCAAATGAACAAGACAGAACTAAATTACTGAATGCAAATATCCAAAAAACAACACCAGTAATGCCAAAAGAAATTAAAAAAATCAAAACAGTAACTCAAAAAATAGATTATTATATGAGTAATGATGCAGAATTAATAGAAAATATAATAATTGAAAATAATAAAATATGTAAAAAAATCACATGAAATCCGAAGAAAAAGTAAAAACCAAATTAGGATTAGTTCATCAAAATAATAAAGGATATTATCGTTTAGGAAATAATAAACTGCTTCATAGGACAATTTGGGAACGATTCTATGGTCAAAAAATCCCAAAAGGTTATGTAATCCACCATAAGGATTTTAATCCCTCGAAACAATTCGATTTCCAACTTACAACTTCTAACTGTTGAAGAACATTTGAAACTTCATCATAAAGGAAAAAAAGTAGAGGATGAAGTAAAAGAAAAATTATCAAGAAATAAATCAACAACTGGTTATTTTAGAGTAAATAAAAAACCATGTCCAAAATGTAAAAAAGGATTTATTTATAGATACCAATATTATGATGAAAAAGGAGTAAGGCAATCAATAACCAGTACAAATTTAAGAAAATTAGCATTAAAAGTTCAAAGTAAAGGATTAACTTGGAAAAAAATATAAGTGTTATGACAGAATCAGAAAAAGAGTATAAAAGACCGGAAGGTAATCAAAATCTTAAAATTTCAAAAGAAATAATTGATAAAGTTTGCCAAGAAATTGCAAGAGGTGTGCCAGTGACATATGCTTGTATGATTGGTGGAATATCAAAAGAAACATATTATAGATGGATTAGATTAGGTAAAGAAGAAGATGATGATTCTGATTCATTATATAAATATATTGAAAAAAAACATCATGAATCAAGAGCATTAGCAGTAGCAAGTAGAGTTGAAAAGATAAGAGTAGATAATTCATGGCAAAGTGCGGCTTGGTGGCTTGAAAGAATGGCTCACGATGATTTTGGTAAGAAACAAACACTCGATGCTAATGTAAATGCAAATGTAAAATCAGAAGATATAAGTAAATTATTTGATAATGAGAAAGTATCAAAAATTTTAGATGAAGAAAAAGATATTGAATAAATAATTAAAATTTATTTTGGGTTATAAAAAAAGTTATGGATAAAGAACAAATTAGTGAAATTATTAATGACCTTTATCTATTTTATCGTGTTTTTGTAAGTTCACATTTTAGTGAAAATCAGTCTGCACCTCATATTAAAAAATTAAGCAGAGAACTTATGAAAATGTATGAGGGTTCTGATGAGAATTATAAAAGATTATGTGTGGCGATGCCTCCAAGACATAGTAAATCAAGTCTTATTACATTAGCATTTCCCATGTGGTTAATATTCCACAATCCAAATTTAAATATATTAATTATCACTAATAGTGGTGGTTTATCTGAAAAATTTGGTATAAGTTTAAGAGAATATATTTCAGAATATGGTAAATATTTTAATGTATATTTATCTGATGTTAAAAAATCATCAAGTTATTTGATGTTTTGTGATGAATCTAAAAGGTTATATAATGGTTCTATTAGACTTGTTGGTAAAGGTGGAAGTATTACTGGTACTGATGCAGACATCTTAATTTTGGATGATATTTATAAAGGATTAGAAGAAGAATTCACTCCATCTGCATTACAAAAAACAAATGAAAACTTTTATAATCAATTAATAGAACAAAGACTCGAACCCCACTCTTTACTTATTATTCTCCATACAAGATGGCGAAGTAATGACTTACAAGGTTATCTTAAACAAAATGACCCCGATTCATATAAGTTCATTGAATTTCCCGCTATTCTCGATGATGGAACTCCATTGTGGAAAGAAAGATACACAATAGATGTACTTGAAAAGAAAAGAGAAAGAATGGGAGTGAGAATGTTCAATGCCATTTATCAACAAAAACCAATGGATGAAGATTCAGACTTCTTTGATTTAACTAAATTAAAAAGTGGAAAACCTCAAAATGTCCAAATGATAGGGAAATGCAGAGCATGGGATATTGCGGGTTCAACTGATGAGCAAGGAGATTTGAACGATTATACTGTTGGAATATTAATGGAATTATATGAAGATAACAGTGTATGTATAACAGATATTGTTCGTGGTCAATTTGGAACATATGTAAAAGAAATAATTAAAGAAACTGCTATGCATGATGGTTTAGATACACATATTGTCATTGAAACTGGAGTTGCCGGTGCGGGAAAATTATTATATGCCGATTGGAAAGAGCATTTGAGAGGTTTTATTGTAGAACAAGCATTACCAGTAACATCAAAAGAAGATAGAGCAACACCATTTAAAAATGCAATGTTAGATGGATTAGTGTATATTGATGTAGGTGATGATTTAAAGAAAGATTTTAAATTAGAATTAAGTGGATTTCCATTTACACTTCATGATGACCAAGTAGATAGTGCAAGTCACGGATTCAATTATCTGTGTAGAATGGATAAAGGAATAAGTCCGGATATACAATTTATAGATTTATTTTAAGGGAATGATTAATTAATTATGAATATATTTAATAAAACATATGAAGGTTTGAAGAATAAATTACCATTTGTTCGTAGACCTACTGTTGATTCTGCTTATGATTCATTCCTTGACCGATTTGTCAATGGACAATATATGTGGATTGCAGAACCTCGAAATAAATCTGCGGGAATCGGTTGGAGGACATATTACCAAGCAAGTAAGAATGTATGGGTAAATGCTTGTGTAAAAGTATATGTAAATGAAGTAAGAAATCTTGGATTTAAAATTAAAAGTCTTGAAGATGGATATAGTAATAATTCAAGAATTAATTATTTGACAAATCTTTTTAATAATCCGATGGGATTATACTCTCAAGATACATATGCAATAATACATTCTAATATGTGGTCTTCATTATTAGTTATGGGAGATGCATTTTGTGAAGTTATCTATGATGATAAATACAGTAATGTACCTATTGGATTCAAATATATTCCATGTAATGTGATGAATTACTATGAAGATACAGACCAATGGGGTTTTATAGATAATAGTCATCGTTTTGAAGCAGAGAATATTATTCATGTAAAAGAACCAAGTTTGCATGGTGGTGTATGGGGAGAATCACCAATTGATGTTTTGGCACATGATTTAATATTAGAAGTTCTTGGAATTGATTTTACACAAGAAATCCTTGAAAGAAAAGGATTAGACCCAAGTGGATACATTAAATTTGATTCACAATTAAATGACCAAGCATATAATCAAGAAATTGCTCGTATGAAAACAATGGAGCATCAAAATAGACATGGTACTATGGTGCTTCGTGGAGCAGATTTCAAATCCATAGGTATATCTTCAGAAGATATGCAGTATTATGATATGATTAAAAATATTCGTGATAGAATATTAGCAACTTTTGGAATGCCACCTTATAAAGTAGGTATTATTGAAACAAGTAATCTTGATTTAGGTAGTGGAAATAGTCAAGATAAAAATTTCAAAAAAACATTTCAAGGAAAAGCAAAATTATTTGAAGATGCATTCAATAAAGTATTAGGAAGAAGTGCATTTCATGAATATTTCAAATACAATGACCTTGATATTGAAGATAAATTAGTTAAAGCACAAATTGAAGATATTCGTATTAAAAATGGTACATTATTACCTAATGAAGTTCGTAAAGGATATGGGCAAGAACCAATTTATGATAATAGTTTCATACCATCATCACAAAAAAATCTGAAAATGTACAAAAATACTTTGCAAAGAGAAGGATTATTGGAAGATTCAGTGAGAAATTATGGTCAAAATAGAAATAGATGAAAAAGTATTAGATGAATTAATTCTAAAATCATTACCTCAAGAATATGAAGTATTATTGTATGATGATGCATTAACAGAAGAAGAACAAGAATATTATTATTATATTTTATTAATTCTTGATGGACAAGTAAATGAAGTTAAAAAATGGGTTACATCAGATGTATTTAAACAATTATTAGATGATGTTGAAAAATTACCTTTAAATTTCTTCGATGATTTCAAATTAAAAATGAGAATTTTTCTTCAAGACAAATTTGAATTATTATTATTACCTTTATTGATGGGTTTTTATGAACATGAGAATAAAATGAGTTATTCATCATTAAATCTTAAACCTATATTAACTGATAATGATTTATTAAATTTTACAAAAATTAGACAGTATAATTATGATTTATTAACTAATTTGTGTGATGATTTAGATAAAAATTTTAAAGATATTATTCTTGATGGAGTTGTGAATGGAAAATCAGTTAATGAAATTGCAAATGAATTGGAAATTGCGGGAATAAGTCCATTAAATAGACATACTGCACAACAAAGAGCAAAAATGATTGCAAGAACAGAAGTTAATTCTGTTAAGAATAATGCAAGATTACAAGCATATAAGGATAATGGTGTGAGATGGGTTGATATTAATACAAAAGGAGATATTAGAGTTTGTCAAGATTGTATTAATATAGAATCAAATAATCCATATACAATTGAAGAAGTTGATGGTATATTACCAGTTCATCCAAATTGTAGATGTTTTTACACTATTTCAAATAAAAATTATCAATTAAATAATGAATTTGATGAATTTTTATAATTTTCAACTATAATCTAATTTGGTGAGATTACAAAGTAAAGGTTCGATTCCTTTTAGTTGAATTTCAAGATACAATGTATTTTTTGTGTCTTGTTTTTTTATAACCCACCATATTAATTAGTCAAGGAGGATTATAAAAATAAAATAACTCCTTGACATTAAAAAAAAAACATCACCTCCATTCCTTGATTCACAAAATTAATGTGGTGGTGGTTTTTTATTTTAAAAAAAAATAAAGAATGAGAGGAAAAAATAAGATTATGGACATTAAACAAGATTTTAAAGTTTATTGTTCCACCAATTTTGAAGAACTAAATAAATCCTTAATTACATCTGCATTTGAAGAAGATGGTGCATTATATCTTGAAGGAATTGCATCAACAACAAATTTAGATGAAGATGGAGATTATATGACAAAATCATGTCTTGAAGACATGAAAAGACAAGTCATAGGATTAAATGTTCTTAAAGAACATGGAAGAACATTAGATGACATATTAGGTAATATTACTCAAGTTTTGGAATCTAATGAAGATTATTTCAAAATAAAATTTAAAGTTTTACCAAAACATGAATATTATCTTTTGGAATTTTTAGAAAATGGAATTAATCTTGGATTGTCTATTGGGGCAAAAGCAATAGATTATGAACCTATTAAAGATTCTGAATATGGGTGGAAGATAAACAAAGTAAAATTATATGAAGTTTCACTTGTACCTCTTCCGGCAAATTGGGATTCATTTGGTTCAGTGAAAATAAGTAAAGAATTAGAAGATAATGGCACTATTGTTGCAAAATGTTTCAATGGGGCTTGTAAATTATTATTGAAAGAGTATTCTGATAAAATGAATAAGGAATTAGAAGATGCTCAAAAAAAAGATGATGAGAATTATCTTACAGAAAAAGAATGCATAAATCTCATTAATGAAGCAAGTCTTGAAATGTATGATAGATTATTATCTGAAATTCTTGATGAAATTAAAAAAATGATAGAAAAATATCATTTAGATGAAAAATCAGAATCTAATTCAGAAGAATCTGAAAAATCTAATGATATTGAAAATAACAAAAATTCTTCCAAGAAGGAAGATGAGGAGAAAGAAAAAAGTATGAAAACAGAAAATGATGAAAAAATTGATGTTGAAGAAACTCCTAATGTTCAAAAAAACTTGGAGGAATTAGAAGGAACATCAAATGAAATTGAAGTAAAAGTAGATGAGGAAGTTAAAAAAGAGATGAAAGAAGAAAAGGAAACAATCGAAAAAGGAATTCCTACCAAAGAAATTTCAAACGAAGATGTTCTCAAATCTATTGATGAAATGAAATCTTTTTTCATGAAAAAATTCGATGAAGAACTTGAAGCAAAAGTAAATGAAAAAGTGGAAAAAGCAAAAGCAAGTCTTCGTGAGGAAGTGGAAGAAGAATTATTCAAAGAATTAACTACTGAAAGGAAACCAATTGAAACTGAACAACCAAAAATAGAAGTTGAAGAAGTTGAAAAAGAAGTAGAAGAAGAGGAAATTAAAAAAGCAATGAGTACACATGACATTGCAAAAATGTTATGCAACTAAATTGGGAAAAAATAGTAGTTAAATAAAAAAAAGAATTTAGAAAAATTAAAAAATTTAAAAAAATAAAATATTAGAATTATAAGTATTATGAAATTATCTGAACAATTACAAACAAAATTTGCAACTCGCACTGAATTAGAAGCATTGCAAAAAGCATATGATGAACATATCCAAACCGCAGTAAATCAACCGGGCGGAGATTTGACTTCAACTCCGGGAACTGCCGATGTAATGATTACTGTCGATTATGATGCAGAATTACAAAGATTAGTACATCACCAATCCCCATTTTTAACCTACCTTGAACAAAATGGTTGTGTAAGTGATGCAAGAACCGCAAAAGTAGGTTACAGAATAAAAGAACAAAAAACAACCTCCAGTTTCATTGCAGAAACCGAAGATTTACCAAGACATGACCCATCTTTATACACTGATGAAATTGCAAAAATGCAAACTCTTGTATATCCAATTGAAATCAGTGACCTTGCAATGAGAGGTGTAGATGCAATTGATTTATTAGAAGATGAAATCAGAGATGGTTTCCTTGATATGGCACAAACCAAAGACATCGCATTATTACAAGGTAAAAAAGCAGATAATGGTTTTGATGGATTATTAAACACTATTACTACTCATACAGATGATGCGGGTGGAGAAGCAATTACCAAAGGTGCTATTGATGAAATGGCACAAGAAATTATTGATGATGGTGGTAATCCTTCTGCAATTTTAACTACTGCAAAAGTAGGTAGACAATTAAATGATATTTTATATCCAAATACAAGAATTATTGACCAAGTAGACCTTGTTTTAGGTAGCAGAGTTACTGGTTATCATGCTCCAAATGGTCAAACTATCCCAATTCTCGTAGACCCAAATATTGATACTACTAATGGAGATGTATTATCTTTCATTGATAATAATTCACTTCGTGTAAGAGAATTAGTAAAACCATCTATTACTGCATTAGCAAAAACTAAATTATCCACTTCAAGAGTATTATTCACATTCTTTACTTTCTATAACAGAGCAGAATATAGAAATGGTATGATTACTAACATTGGAGAATAAGGAGGATAATCTCTAATGGCTTTAACTAAAAAACAGTTAGCAATGCTTGATTCTTGTCCAGTTCTAAAATCAATGAAATCTGAATTGGTTGCAGTTTTAGGAGGAGAAGAAGAAGGAGAAGAGGATAATTCTTCTACTGAAACTACTACAAAAAGAACAATTAATGTTTCAGTAACTGATGGTACTAACCCAGTCAAAGGAGCATCAGTGGTATTAACAAAAGGTGCAAGTGAAGTAGCATCATCAACAACTGGTGATGCCGGTGGATGTACCTTACAAAAGGTAGAAGATGACACATACACTATTACAGTTACAAAAGAAGGATTTACTGAATACAGTGCATCAGTAACTACATCTGAAAACAATACAAGTTTAAGTATTGAATTAACTGCAAGTGCAAGTAGTGGAAGTAGTTAAACAATAATAAAAATAAGATAAGATTAAAAAATCTTATTTTTATATTTTATTTTTTAATAAAAAAAACTTTTATTCAAAGGACAAAAAGTATATTATGATGAATTGTGAAGATAAAGAAGAACTTTATAAATTAGATTCTGAAAATCTAATTTCTGTTGATGATTTGAAAATATTATTTAAACTTAATAATATACAAACAAATCTAAACGATGATGAGTCACATCAATTAATAAATATTACTCAAAAAAGTATGTTAGCAGAATTAGGTATTTCATTAAAACCAGTTCAACATACATATACTGTTTATCCGAATTATACAGAACCACGAAAACAAACAAGAGTTCCAGTAATATTACCATTGACTCATGTTAAAAATATTGATGAAATAAGAATTAATAGGAAAATTCTTGTAGAAGATATTGATTATGAATTTGATGAAAAGAATAGTATTGTATTTTTAAAACCAAGATGGCATAAAGGATTTTGGAGATGGTGGTGGTTTTGGCATTGGGGTGTGGCAATATCTGTTAGAATAAAATATACTACTCAATTTGATGATGAATTGATTTTGGATTTATTAAATAGTTTATTAGGAGATTTATTAGTATATTCACAATTATCAATGAATCAAAGAGATGTTAAAAGTATTAAAGAAGGAGATGTTACAGTATCATGGGATACTGATAATGCACATAGTTTGCCAAAAGCAATTGCTAATAAAAAAGATAATATTCTTGACTTGTTGAATAAAAATCCAAGAGTAATGATGATATAATGGTATATTTTCCAAATTGTTATATTCAAATATTTGAAGAACAACAAAATTATGATGAGTATGATGAATATACTGGTGAACCTAAAAGTGAATGGGTTTTGATTGATACATTATTTGTTGATTTTCAAAGATTAGGTGAAGATGAACAACAAGAAGAATGGGGTAAGGAATTAAAAGATACTTTTAAAGTGTATGTTCCTTTACATACTCATATTAATAATAGATGTGTTGTCAAAATCATTGATGATATAGAAGATAGGACATTTGATGTTATAGGTGAACCGGAGTATTGGAATAGATTCCATATGTTTCGTAAAATCATATTACAAGTTCAAAGGAGAGAACAAGTATGATTTCTGCAAAAGTAAAAATTCCAAATTCATTAAAAATTAAATTAAGTAAATATCATATTGAGAATAATACTAAATTTTTAGTTAGTGAAGTTAGTGAAGAAACATTAAGGAAAGTTAAAGCATATGGTATTGGTACTGCGGGAGGAAATACAAATCCTACTGGGGGTGCTCCAGTATGGCAAGGTGAAGTTGGAAATAAATTAGGTCATACTGGTCACTATAGAGGATATTTATCTGATTCTCATTATATAAAAAGAGTAAATAATACTCATGCTCAAATAGTTTCTTCTGCGGATTTTGTTGATGGAGTTATTAATGGGTATTCTACAAATTGGTTTGATAGTCAAGGAAATCCAAGAACATTTCCACCTAACCCATATCATAAAAGAGCAGTTGATGAAATGTATAGGGAAGGATTTCAAGAATATTGGAATAGAGTCACTAATGGAATTAATGGAAAAACAAAATGGGATTAATAAAATATGAATCATATTAAAAAAACTTTTGTTAAAATATTAAGAGGTAAAATTCATATTGATGATAAACCTATTCCAGTTGTAATTAAAGATTATCCTTATGACAAAACTCCATGTGTGACAATAAGTGGTTTTAATCGTGATAAAGGAAAACATAGAAGACAACAAGTTACTGTATTAAGCAAATTATCTGAAAATCATGAATTATATGACCCAAAATATCCGGAAAAAAGATACCCACATAGTGCAGAATATAGTGTGAAAAGTTATGAAATAGACATTCATGTTTGGTGCAATGATGAAAGAGAAAGAGAATTAATCATAGACCAAATATATGATTGTTTATTCTATTGTATGAATTTACATTATGCTTTTTGCATGAGATATAATTCAGAGGATAAAACTTGTGAAACTACTGGAGAAATATGTGAGGCGATTACAAATAAAGGTTATCATGGTTTAAGAGGAGTGTGTCCGAATAAACATAATAAACCATTAAATATAATGAGTAAAAATGGCATTATAAAAAATAGTGTACATATTAGTCCACATTATGAATATGATTATAGAGATAAGAGAGAACCTTTAAAACATAGTGTTATAGAAGTTAATTTGGATTATAAAAGGATAAAAGTTATTAGAAGTAATCCTACATTTAGAGTTATTAGTAAAATCTAATCTTATTTTTTTTTATAAAAAAAATCATTGTATACAATTGAGAAGTTAAAGAAAAATGACTAAAAAGAAAAACGAAGATAAAAAAGAAAAACCATCTCAAAAAAGAGTCACTGCATCAAAAAAAGCAATGAAACAAGAAGAAGTTGATATTGAAAAATATCCAGTTCATGTTTTATTGGAAAAACATAAAGTCAAACCTTTAAATGCAGTTGGATTCCTTACTTATTATGGTTTAGATGAGATTTTCAGAAAAGATTTTGAAAATCAAGAAATGAGTATAATGTTCTCCGAAGGAGAATTTGTAGATATGTACGAAAGATATATTGAGAGGGAAATTTAAATAGATTATGGCAGTAGAAAAAGCACCTTATATTAATTATACCGAAGTTACATCTTATAATGAATACATTGACAATGGGTCAGAAATACCATTATTTGTTGTGAAAACAGATAATAATGTTAATGTAGCAGACATCACTCCGGAAAAAGTTTTAAGATTCATTTCTTACTCTGCTTTTAAAAAACAATTCAATATTAGTGATGAAGAAGAATTATATGAAAAGTTAGATGATTCTATAAAAGAATTAGATGCTCTTGTTAAAGATTTCTTCGTAGAAAACAGTATGTATGGAAGTAATGATAATTATGGATTAGCAGTTCCATACATATATATGGTGGATATTGGAAACAATCCAACTGTAAATCATTATATTAAAGCATTAAAAGTAAGTGAAGCAAAAAGAAATTCATCTGTTGCTTTATTCCCAAACACCGAAGATGTTGAATTTATGAATCAAGTAAATATTCAATTAAAAGAAGAAACCAAAACTGGTCTTTTAAGAATTGGTTATTTCGCATTCAGTAGTCAAGGTGAGTTTGGAACTTGTACAGTAGGAAATGTAATTTTACCACAATTTAATCATCATGGATTTACAAACCAAGTAAAAGGTTATTTAAAAACAACTGATGATACACAAGATTTCTATAAAACCAAAGAATATAAAAATGCAGATAAACTTGCAAAAAGCACAAATATTATTTACCATGAAGAAGAAACTGGTAAAGATTATAAATATGTAAATAATTCATTTGTAGAAGTTGATGTAGATTCACTTGATGGATATACAGAAGTAATTGAAGTATACAAAGACCCCGATACTAATAAATTTTACGAAGATTCTGTTCAATCCACAGAAGTAACTCCAAATGCTACTGTAATGTATTTAAATACAAGAAATGATTCTCACAAAGATGCATACACATGGGATGGTACAAAATATGTTGCGATAAATGTATTATATAAAAAAGATACTTTATTGTATGAAGATGATAATGATTATAAATTCTTTATACCATCAACTAAAAAAGAAATTGGTGGAAGTAATGAAACATTTGACCAATACTGTGAAAGAGCATCATATATTTCAAGAAAAGTTGCATCATCTCGTATAGCACTTGTTGAAAAAGAACATTTCGGAAAAACCATTGCAAGAATCTGTTCAACTCCATATTATATTGAACCGGGTTATCTTCCATATATGAGTGTTCCACAAGGAGTATTCAGAGAATTAAGTGGAGATGATAGAGATGAATTATTCGCAACTGGATTAATATTCAATGAAGATGATTATACTTTAAGTGCAGTGACTCCTCGTATTTGTTTGGCTACAAGCACTGCTTGGGGTGTTGAAGACCATGATGTAAGAACCACTGATGCATTAATTCATGCAAGAAGAAATGCAGACCATCATGTTAGAAGAATGTTATCCATTATTGCACCTCAATTGAAAAGAAATGAAACAAGTGTAAATCTTCGTATTATTAAAAATCAACTTGATGAATATTTAGATAGTGAATTATCAAGAGGAACTATTATGGAATATGCATTTGATATTGTAGAATCAAGTTATAATCCTTACACTTTATTGATTCGTGGTAGAATAACTCCAGTAAATTCCACATTAGCAATTGAATTTGAGAATACTATTGGAAGTCCATATGCAATAGCAAGTGAATATGTATAAATTTATTATTTTAAATATTTTTGGAGATAAACAAAGAAGATAATTATGAGTGAAATAAGTGAAATAGGAAGATGCCTTGATGGTGCTTGTGAAGATTATGACCTTTGTGAAGTAGTATTTAATAGTCCGAATGATGGATTCAGTGATAGAATTATCTGTGAAGGATTCAAAATTAGTGGAAAATTAAATGCAGAAAGAAAGAAAAACAGTGCTTGTTATGAAGGTTATGGTTGGAAATTAAGTAATGTTGAATGGGAATGGGAATTAACTGCACCTTGTGACAGTCCATTCTTTGATAAAAGATTTAAAACCCAATTCTGTGATAAAATGGGTATGTCCATTACCGGATTTGTACTCAAAGGTTGTGGAACTGATGACTGGGTTGGAAAAGAAACCTTAACTGGTTGTATCATCACTGAAGTAGGAAGAGAATATGGTGAAGGTGTTACAAGAACTATTAAAGGAGTAGCATTACATCATAAAATATTAGATGGTACTGGTTCAAGCAAAAACAGATTTGCAATTAATAGTAGTACAAGAAATCAAAGTGGTGCTACTTATAATATTGGTGATGACATTTATGGTTTATTAACTATGGGTGCACAAGCCGGTACTTGGGGATTAACTACTGCGGTTAGAACAGTTTCAAATACTGTTGCAGATGGTTATAATTACCTTATGGGGTAAATTTTTTTAAAATACAGAGTTATATTTTTACTCTGTAAAAATATTTTTTTTAATATAATTAAAGGTGAGTTATGGAAAATAATAATCAAATTAATGAAAGTAGTAAAGCAATTGAAGAATTTTGGATTAAAAATAGACTTCCAAAAGAAGTTGAAACATTACCTTATGAAATTCTTTCACCAAGTGAACAAAGAATTATTGATAAGGTAAGAAATGGTGAAGAATTATCCGAAGAAGAAGTTAGTGTAATCAAACAACTTCGTATAGATTATGATGAACCATTAAAAAAATATAATGCTAATGAAATCATTAAATCAAATGAAATATTAAATGAAACTCTTGGTACTGAACAAGAATTATTAGAATTTGTATATAATAAAGAACCTCCAGTTATTAAAATACAATTACCAATTAATGGTGTATATAAACAATTTAATTTTACTATAAAACCATTAGATGATAGTAATGCAGTGAAATTCATCGAACCACATATAGATATTTTTAAAGATTTGAGTGATGAAGAAAGGAAAATTTATAACAAAAATCAAAA